TTTTTTTTAATGATACGGCGACCACCGAGATCTACACTCTTTCCCTACACGACGCTCTTCCGATCTAAAATAGGAGACTCAAGTGCAATCTTCTTTAGTCGATTAAGAAGTCCTTCAACATCATAACCTACTGGAAGAAGGAACTTAAGTGCCGCAGTTGCAGATTCAATCTGAGCAGCAGTCTTAATACCAATTACAGTTGCGAATCCAAGTGCTCCAGCGATAGGAGCAGTAAACACAGCACTTGCTAGAATTCCGAAGTTCTGAATCTGGAAGGATAGGAATCCCATCTTCTGTGATGCTTTATCAAGCATCTTTCCGAACTCTTGTGCCTTAGACCAACCAGTACTGAATGCTGAGGAGATTGCTGATCCAGCAATCCTTGCTCCAGATACCATGTTAGCAAAGCCAGTCTTAACTGCCCCTACGCCCTTGTTGAATGCGCCTGAGAGAGCGCTACTGAAGTCCTTACCTGCTGCCTGGAAGAGAGCCTTTGCGGTCCCGAACTGGCCAGTAGCTAGGGCTCTGAAACCACCATTGAAGTTTTCCTTCGCATCCTTGAAGAAGGACTTTGATAGTTCCTGATCTAGCTTCTGACCTAGTTCGGTAATAGGAGCAACAGGAGTGCTCTTCTTGATATTCTCGCCTAGCTGCTTTCCGGCAGACTTACCGATATTTTCGATACCGGCCTGCATCTTGTTCTTTAGTTCATCGATAGAGCCTAGTCGCACATCTACATATGCAACACCAGCACGAATGTTAGCCACGTTTCACTCCTTTATCGATGATAGTTTTTCCGGGCCACATAGTTTTCTTAGTCTTTACAACCTTCTTCACTTCCGGTCTTGGGAAGTTCTTAGGAGGTTTTGGAGCCTGTCTTGAGTTAGACGCAATGGTCACCCAATCTAGATGGTTAATACCATCGAAGATATTTGCAAGCATCCACATTTCAGGGGACCACTCTCTAGATTCACGAGTAACCTCATGGATGTCTGAGATAGTCTCTGAGGAAGAAGGAAGTCTTTCAAAGAAGTTTCTTAACCTTCTGATCGTCATACGAGGATCGTTGATATCCATTCCCCAGATCTTAAAGAGATCCCACTCTAAAGCCTCGCCATGATTGACATATACGTCAGCGAGGTACATTAGTTTCCCGCGCTGGTACCTCCGAGAGTATTCGAGATACCCTCTAGAATCTTGGTGAAGTCTGCCATGTCTAATTCTAGCTCTTCCAGTCTTGCATAGTCCTCAGGCTCGATGGCCTGCTCCATAGCGAGAACGGGGTTCTCGTTTAGAAGCTTGAAGAACTTGAAGATCTTGAACTTGGTCTTCACTCGGTAAGTCTCTCCATCGAACTCAAAAGTCTTGAACTCGTAGTCATCTGCTGGAGTTGGCTTAGTCATTTCTTTTCCTTAATTAGTTCTGTAGTTGATAGTTACATCGCATACATATCGGGGGTTGGAGTTCAGGGGATCTGAAATATCTGCTGGATATGAACATTCAACGTCAGTGATCACAGCGTCTCCATTAACATAGTTAATCATCTGCATCAGGGTTTTGACCGCAGACATAGAAAGATCAAACGTAGCTGGCTTGGTAGGTCCGAACACGTTAACGTCGAATCTTGCAGCTCCAGATCTGATACGTGAGATAGCTCCACCAGAAGGCTGGATAGTCATCCAAGTATCTCCCTTGTCCCATCCGGTCTGATCTCCTGCAACATGGACTGAAGGAAGGTTGGTAGTGAAGAATGCAATGATGGCAGGGATGAGGTCAGGATGCTTCTGAAAGGGTCTTAGCGCCATTATGCTCCAGCCTTTCTCATAGCGTTTCGAAGGAATGCGTATGCTGGGTGAACAACATAGTTTCCAGTTCCTCTTCCGATCTCTGCCTTAACGTCGATTCCACCATACTCAAGAGCGGTAGATCCAGTTCTGTTGATAGTCACTCTTCCATAGATCTGACTATCTACTCCCATAGTAGGAGCGATGCTCTGGAAACCTGACTTGAGTGCGAATGCTCTTGCCTTAGCCTCAAGGAACGTGCTGTTATGGTTCTTGTCGAATCTCTTGTTTCTGTTTCCAGTAGCATCAGATTCTGCGAAGTACCATTCTCTCTGCATGTCTTCTTTGGCCTGTTTAGCAATAGCATCAGTAATCTTACGAACAGTATTGAACAGAGGGGCCAGACTAGATCTAGTCTTGTTGGATGCATGATACAGGTTCGTATCAAACTCTGGATCAAACTCAAAGGTTACTCTAGCCATCGACATACCTCACGAACATTTCAGTGTGATGATATTTCGAGAACAGACGGAACTCTTCGGGAGGTGAAGTTACTTCCCAAGTTCTACCTGCATATACTACTCTATCTTCTGCTTGGATAACTCCACGCATATCTGACGTATCAGTAAAAAGACGAGCTGCTTCGGTAGTGGTCTGTCTATCAATATCTTCTTCTAGTGCTAGGTAGTGCTGAATAGAAGCTCTTCCAGTCGCTACAGTGCTAGAAGTAGTCCAGTCTCTTACTTCTCTTCCGTGCGCATCCGTAACAAGAGGAGCGCGCTTGACAGTAACAATATCAGAGTTACCGATGATTGAAGTTGCCATCAGTCCTCCTAGTTGATGTTATTGTCAATAGTTAGTACAGGAAGAGAGTCTGATCTACGACGCTGGATTGCCATTCTCATGCTCTGGGCAGTTCTACGATACTTGTCAAGAACCTTCTGCTCTAGTCTAGAGAAGTTAATAGTTCCTGCTTCTCCACCAATACCAGGATAAGTAACAGAGATTGCTCCTACAGTTTCCTGTCGGAGTCCAGAAGGGTTATACATGATTCGAGAACATACGCCATAGCAGACAGCCTTGATATCTCCTGGGACTAACTGATACCCGTGAGAGTAGACGATATCTACAACCTGATTAGGCTGAAGGCCATAAACGGCAGACATTCCGTCCCAAGTTGCATAGGTCAGAGGATCAGTCGCATTAATGTCGTAGACAGTAACGGCAGAGATAGGCTTTGCTGAGAACTCAATAATCCCATAACCATCAGCCTGCATACGAACTTCTTCATCCTGAGTTACAGAGAAGCTAACGCCAGTTTCACTCTCGATAACAGAAGACACTGCGTCGATTAGAGCGGTTGCCTGAGTTTCTTCATCGTCAGTAAAAGTTCTGCCCATGAAGGCTTCTAGTTCTTCTACAGTGATAAGTGCCATTATCCGGCCTTTCTGATTAATTCTGGAATAAACATCGAGAGAGTCATAAGCTGAACCTCTCTAGACTCCGCTAAGCTCTTAGATCTTGCTAGGGCTAGCTTGGATACCTTCCCGTACTTTGCGGGCTTTAGGAGCGCTCTCAGAGCCGTTTCCCATGCCTCTACGTCATCCCTGTCAGCAAAGGTTCCTGCATCTCCTAGAGACTCTAGTAATCCAGGAGTAGCTTCAGCTAGAACGGGAATGCCAGAAGCCATGGCTTCAACTCCGACACGTCCAAACGACTCATACTTGCTTGGCATCAGAAGAACCTTGGTCTGGCCATAGACCGACTTCATGTCAGGAGTGTGTTCCATAATGGTTACGTTATCGAGGGTTTCAGCAAGGGAAAGTTCCTGCTCTCCGTATCCTCCTTTAACTCCGAGGAAGGGGAGTTCTGGAAATCGCTTTGCGAGTTCGTAGAAGATGGCTGATCCTTTGTCTTCCCAAAGGTTGATGAGCGTAATAGATTTTCCTCTATCGGTCTTGTACTCTCCGGGATTGACAGGAGGGTTAAGGACCATCTTGGGACCAACGTATGCCTGGATTTCTGGCTCATTATAGATCCATTCAGTGTTTACGATAAGGGCATCTGAGTTCGCCATCCATTGAATAGTCAGAGGATGAGTGTTGTGAACTAGATGGATAGTAGGAATCTTATACTGTTTTGATAGAAGGTGAGTTCTTTCAGAGCACTCAAGGTGCGAGATAGTAACATCTGCTTTAGGCAGATAGTGAAGAAGAGTTCGCTTATCTTCACCACGTACTACATGAACTCCATCAATCCAGTACTCTCCAGGATTCTCAGCTTTACCAGTAAGGAAGGAGAAGCGTTCTGGCTTGATTACTACTGTAGCGTTCCAGCCTTCTGAAACGAGATGCTTCATAATATCATGCAGAGTAGTTTCTGCTCCTGCATTGTGGTCTGGAACGTAAGCGTGCACATACGCTAGAATGGTAGGCATTAAACTGGTCCTTGACAGTCGTATTGGATCTTGCTATAATGGATGTATGGAAGACGAAGTGCTGCGTAGAGTGTATCTTACGGAAGATGTTGAAGCCATCTGGATGAATCAGATTACTGTTGATGGCATCAGTTCTCGCAACACGAGAAAGCATGGTTATCAGTTCTTCACGCTCAAGCGTGATACCTGGCCAGAGGAAATCCATATGGAAACGAACGGCTTCCTTGACGACTCAGAAGGAGCGGAAGAAGCTTACTGGGATAGTCCACATGTTCCTGTTTCTTACAGCCTTGGAGACATCGACGAAGAGGCTTGGTTGAAATACGGAGACATCCTAGGTAAGGATGAATAGTCTTGATACAAAGAAAAGCCCCTGGAGATATCTCCAGGGGCTTCCTCTATTAGCTCGATAGAGCAATAAACTCAGGGTCGTTAGTAATACGGAATCCCATCTCGTCGAGAGAGGTTCCCATTACGTTGGTAGTAACACCCCAAATAGTTCCTTCGCTGTTCTTGTGGTTAATCTCCTGACGCTCTCCAATTTCAACAACTGGAATGGCGTATCGAGTGATAACGTCTCCGTCTTCGATCTCGATTACCATAGCGCGCTGAGTTGAAGTAGGCCATGCCAGAATATCGGTAGTTGCTACTCCACCAGCCACAGTAGTCTCTGCTCCACCGTAGTAGAGATCAAGAACTAGTGGACTAGTTTCTAGCATACCGAACTGGAAGGTCCATTCAACTTCAGTAGTCAGAGTGCGAATACCCACAGGTCGCTGCCATGCACGTAGACGCTCAGTGGTAATAGACAGGCTTTCAACAAGCGCGTCCTCTGAGATGAAACCAACACTCTTGAATGCAGCATTAAGAGCAGTAGTTACATCAGTAGGAAGGGTAGTTCCCTTTGGCGCAACGAAAACCGTACCAGTAACACCTACGCGAACGGCATCTTCATTATAAGTAGCCATTAGCTATCTCCGTTCAGTAGGTTACTGATTAGCTACCAACTGAGTTATCGTCAGTTAGAAGTGAGAATGGTGAGCGAGTTGAACTAGTGCTGTTCAGGTTGGTTACAGGGTTCGCGATTACGAAACCGAAACGCCCAACAACACGCATGATCTTTGAGTCCTGCTGCATTGCGTTGAATACAACGTTACCAGAGTCGTCAGAGATAATTGCATCAGTGTGCATAGTGAACGTCATGTCCTGACGAACACCGAAGATTGCCTTGCTCCAGTCTCCACCAATAAGAGATCGGAAGAGCGTCGTGTAGGGAAAGAGTGTAGATCTCGGTGGTCGCCGTATCATTAAAAAAAAAA